ATAGACTCAAAATCATCTTTAAAATCATGATTATACAACTCGCCATCGAGTATAACATTAGGGTGTTTATCAAAGAAAGGTGTAAGCTGGTTTAGTATGTGGTCAATATTTTTCCACTCTTTACCAGTACGTGAATATGCTGTAACTTTTAAATAGCCTAACTGGCTTTTGTCACCTCTTTTATCAGCTTGTATCAAACATCTAACGCCATCAAGCTTTGGTTGCATAAATACTTGTTTATTATAATCTATTGGTTTATCGCTTACTGGATAAGCTAGCATTGGTTTTTTTCTCATCATTTTTTATATTTATTTAATATTTTGTTAACAACTTTCATACGTCTTTTTATTATAGCACATTTTTCGTACTCTTCATCATCTTGTAGTATATTCATTAGTGTCATAAGCTTTGCAGCTTCACCTAAAGCTTCAACTTCTTCAGACAAGTTTAACTGGCTATAGTCACTGTTAGCTGCTTGAGCAGTAGACTCTATATGATTAAACCAGTCTTCCATAGACTTTATTTTCATCATACGACTAACAATTTTAGTTGCTAACATATTTAATTCTTTTTCAGTCATTTTATTTATATTATTATCCGTCATCGTTCGTATCTTCTTTGTATTTATCAATTAACTCTTGTGGTTTACCTACGAATATACATTTTAAATCTTCAGCTACACCATAACCTTCAAATATACTTATCCAAGTTTCTTTGAGTGGATGTTGCCAAACATAATAACAATACTCTAAATCACAGTGTCTTGTAGATAAAAAATCTATTTCCCAACCTTCTATTTTTGAGCTATTTAGTATTGACTTAGCTATTTCTATACCTCTATGTTCAGGATAACCGTCCCAGTGTGCATAAAATTGCGCATCAAAACTATCTGGATGCTCACTAAACGATACTCCGTCTTCACGTTTAGCAAATCTTATTATACTTCTTGTTGCCATATTATTTTTGTATTGGTGTTATGTCTTTTACTTCGTAATAGTGATCTTGTAACGAGGTTATTATATTTCTACCAGTTGCAGTATGAAAACCATAGCTATGTGTATGTAAGCTAGGTATTTCATCATTAAAGCATAATAACTTTAACATGTCTAGTGGATTATCATAATCTAATTCGTTAGATATATCATTGCAAGCAGCAGCTAGTGCTTTGTGGCAATGTCTGATTGGTTCATTTGACCTGTGTAGAAAATATTCTAACACGTGTTTTGGTGTAAGGTATTTTTTATTTTTCATATTTATATTATCCGTTAGTATTCGTATTTAATTTGTAAAAACGAGGGTTAGTGCCGTTCGGTGCGAGCCTAGGAGACACTTACTAGTACACTACCTGTCGTTTTATTTTGTAAAAAAGAGACAGGCAAGCGAGTCAGATACCTTTGCTTACGCCGCGGTTACTCACCTCGCGCCCTGCCTCTTTGAAAACAATGCTAACTAAGCATCTTCAGTTTCTTTAGGTGCATCAGCTTCTTTAAATAAGCTATGTATTCTTCTTACTATTCTTTCTACTAAATCGTATGTGTCGTTTAAGCTAATATTATCTAATGCTACTCTACCGTCATAATCTAAGCAAAACTCTACATCATAATCGTCTACATTATCAAAGCTATAAGTACCTACAGCATCTTCAATAGCTTCTTGAATATCATCTAGCTGTTTTGGTGTTAGCTCTGGTTTATTATAATCTTCTATTTGCTTTTGTATTATAGATACTTGTTGCTTATAATCATTTAGTTTTTCGTTAGTTTCGTTTTGTAAAAGCTCTAACGCAGCTTTTTTGTTTTCTAAATCTTTTATCATTTTATTTAATTTAATTAGTTAGACATTTGTTTATATTATTATTATCCTTCTTCAGTCGTATTTTGTTTGTGTTTATTTTTTCTATTATATTTCTTTTTATTTACAAACACAGAGCTGCCAGGTGGTCTAACACCTTGCTCGAGATCTACTCGCCTTTTGACAGCTCTTTTGTGTTTATTGTTTAGTTTCATTTGCTTCTGCTTCTAATATTTCAACGCACTCAGCCCACGTCATTTCTTCTATTTGCTCATCAGTATATATACCGAGTTGAGCTACTAATTTCCACGGACTCATGTTAAATTATATCTATGACCGTTAATAGTTACTGATATTTCATCTTGATTACCATAATTCCAGCCAATTTTTTTACTTTTTTGTAAATCATCGTACTTCCATTTTGGTACAAACTTACCTTCTTGTACTCTGTTAGCTTTTTTAATGTACTCGTTTTTAATGATATACTTTAACATATACTCTAATCTATCAATTTCTACTAGTATTTTTTCACAAGTACGAACTTGATATTTTAAATATTTACCTGTTTTTACTTGATAACCGTTTTTCCACTCATATTCTGGGTAGTACATTGGTTCACTCATACAACGTTTATTAATTTGCCAATTACTATGACAGTCAACACCTTGATTACGTACGTAGCCACTTTTAAATGAAGCATATTCTACGTACTCACCTGGCTTGTCTGATAGTATTGGTAGTCTCCAGACTATTGTACCATTTTTTACTTGTCTTTCAGTGCTAACATCTTGAATACCAAGTAGTTGCATTTGTTCATACACCTTTTCATAGCGGGTGTCGCCTTTGTATATTGTTTTCATATTACTTAATTATTTTAACATTGTACCATAACCTCTTCGCTGAGTTAACTTAGCAATTTTAGCCGCGTCACTTGCCGACATAATCTGGATAGAATTACCAGTTTTATGATAAGTGATTGGCGCACAGCCATATTGCTCGACAGTAGAACAGTTGACACAGGTTTTGTAGCCAAGATTAACTCTGCCTGAAGGTATTATAGCATTACATTTTATACAGTTCATATTTATTATTTATATATATTATCCGTGGTGTATCGTATTTGTTTTGTGACACATCCACTCACAGTTATTTAAGTTGTGACCTTTGCTTGTTAAGTATTCTTCCATACTTTCAGCATCAGGATTCCAACCAAGTTTATTTACTTGAAATCCAATATTATATTGACATACTTGACCTGTTTCAAAGTCCAACACTGTTATATAGTTCATCATTTAATTAATTCTTTATGTTTATAATCTATTTCTTCACCACAATCCCACAAAGCGTGGGCAGTTTCTTTATCACAGCACTTTACAGGCTCTTTTTTTGTAGTTTTACAAGAGCAGAGTGCAATTATTGCTAATATTGTTATTATTTTACCAGTCATAATGAAAATTTGTATCTAGCGCTTGACGTAGTTGATAAATTTCAGTATTTCTGTTAATAACTTCTCTATCTTTTGCGTTAAGCGTGTTATAAACTCCTTTTTCTTCTTCGCTAAATTCATTGTATAACGGGTGAACAGCTGGCATTGCGTTAGATTTTGTACCTACTTCGCATGAAGTTAACAATGCCATTGCTACTGCACCTGCAACTATGAACTCTGCTACATAATTTTGTTTTACTTTTTGCATAATTTATATTTAATCTAGTCCATCTCTATTATTATTAGGCCAAGCAGCAGGTGGATTATTTGCTTTACGCTGCTTTTCCATTTGTATCATAGCATATATTGCTTGAGCTTCAGAGTTACTTTGTTTAGTTACTTTGTATTTTTCTTTATTTTGTTTTTTATTCTGCGACATAAGTAAAGCCTTTATAGTTAAACCATGTAGTTATTTCATCTGTACCAAACTTTGGTGGTAACTCACATATAGTATATGCTTTGTATATTGTATTATTTAGTTTGATATTATTATTTTTAAGGAATTTTATTGTATTCATATTTAATTTTATTTTATTATCCAAGTTTATTCGTATTTAATTTGTAATAAATTATTTAAGTGTCATTGTTATTAACTCAAACTCTTCACTAGTTATTATACCTTTCATTAAAGCGAGGTACTCACGAGATATATCTCTTCCAGTAATTTTATTTATTATAATCATAGTATTATATTTTAGTAGTAGGGTGGTCTTCGATTCCACATGTACACCACTTAGAAGTCTGTATCTACCTTTTACTTGTTCACATTATTTATAAGACACTAAACAAGTCGAACTATGTCTTGACTCACTTCGACCTAATCTGTACTTCAATCGAGGTATTTATCGAGTCCGAGTTATAAAGAAACCAGTAGATTATATCATTTCTACTAAGTCAGTATTTCTACATATCATTGGAATATTATTAGTAGCAGTATAACTTTTGTACTTTAACCAACATGGCATTACACTTAGTTTATCTTTCATAATACCCCACACTATGTCGTGATTATAAGTTATTGTATTACCTTTTTTATTTTTAAATTCAATTGTTACATTTTTACCAATTAGTGATTTTCTTACTACAAATCTTTTTGATTGAATTGTTTGAGTTGATATTTTTTCTTTCATATTATTTATATTTATTTAGTTTAACATTGTTTTCATTATTATTATCCAAACTAGTTCGTAATTATTTTGTATTATTTTACCTACAATTTTTATTGTTTAAAGTGTGGTGAAATACCAGTGTGTTTAAAAAATTTCTATAATTAAAGTTTGGTGAGTATTCTTTTATAGAATTTAAACTTATATATATATAACCTTTTAAATTAAATTGTTCTAAATTTTTATTATAATATTTAGGTAGTTGGTGTATTTTAAAAGGTATATAAATTTTATTATTTAATTTTATTATATTTAATTTATTATTTTTTATTTTATTCATAGTTTAATTTATTATATTATCCAATGTAAGTCGTTTTTAGTTTGTATAAAAGTATACTATTTGTTTACATAATAATTTGAGTAGACAAGTATTGCCCGTCACTTGTCCACTCAAGAAAATTATTTTAATAATATTATCTACAAAAAGTTGGGATATTATTAGAATTAGTATATGATTTGTATTTCTGGAAACAGTTCATACTTTCAAATCTTTTTTTGTTTTTAGTATACACTTCATCGTGATTGTATGTTACTTCATTACCTTTTTTAGTTGTGAAAGTGATGATTGCTTTTTTACCTATTAATGATTTTCTTATTACAAATCTTTTAGTATTTAATTTCATATTGTTTATTTTATTTAGTTAGTATTAATTTGTTTTACATTTATATTATCCACATGTAGTAGTATTTACTTTGTGTGACATTAGCTTATTAAGTAAAATAGAGTAACAAGCAATTGTCACTATTTTAAAAATAGTTTTGTAAAATGTAAAAAAATAGTTAAAACGTTTTAATATGTACGTAAGTAAAACGTAAAAACATTTGCGTGCAACGTATATAAAACGGGGCCGGTGGCGTTTACAAAAGCATTTTGCAGTTTGGGCCAGGTGCTGGAGGGTAGGGGGCAACACATTACCTCTATATTAGTAAATATATTTTTTTCTATGTAATAATAGTACTATGAATGGTTCACCTATAAAATTAAAACAAAAATTATCACCGAAAGCAGCTGTAGCTAAGAAGAAAAGAGATGTTGCTATGGCAAAGACAGCGCTCCGCAAGGCACGCAAAGCAGAGAACCAACGCATCGGTCAAAGATCAAACAGTGACTTACACCACACAAGTGGTAAGGTTATAAGAACAAGTATTAAGAATAACCGTGGTAATTTTGGCCGTGGTACAAAAAACGAAAACAATGAAAAAAGATAGTGCATTTAAACTAAAATCAGGCAACAAACCTAGCGTATCTAAATTAATGGGTATATCACCAACTAAAAAAGTTTTAGATCAAGTAAAAGTTGTTGGAAAAAGAGCTCAAGGAACAGATGTTACAGAAGAGTATAAAACTAAAGGTAACAAAGCAACTAGAGATCACATAGCTAAAGGAGGTAAAGTTTTTAAAAGCGATACTGGACAAATAGTATTAAGAAAAGATGCGCCGTCTCCTGCATCTAAAAAGAAATTTAAAGGTGCTAGATCAGCAGCGGCAAGTCAAACAGGAGGAGCAATAATAAGAAGAGAAAGATTGATGATATAGGGAAACACCCTATACCTATTTATTAACCAATATAAAACCAAAAACTATGACGTATTTATATTACAAGACCAGTACAACTGGCAATTTTAAACCAAATGAAAAAACTATAGAACAGTGGAAGCATTTAGCTGACAAAAAAAACTGGAGAATTACACAATTACCTAACGGTTTTTATCAAACTGAGGTAAATGATCCAGAAAATGATAAAAATTGGCACGATGTTACACGTAGAGAAACAATAGAAGGTGCAGAAGCTGCAATTGATGGCAGTATTGATCACTTTTCTAAAAAATTAGAGGCTACGAAAGGGCCAAAAGTTGTAAAAACGTTCTAATAAATCAAAATTTAATTAAATTTAATCAAATATGGAATATAATCAACCTAGCGAGTTCGTCAAGGATGTAAATTTTGGCGAAAATGCTAAAAATAAAATTATTGCAGGCGTAGAAAAGCTTGCAAAAGCAGTAAAATCCACATTAGGAGCGTCTGGTAAGTGTGTAATTTACGAAGACGCTCGTGGTAATCCGGTAATTACAAAAGATGGTGTAACCGTTGCGGAAAGCGTAGTCTTGTATGATCCGGTTGAAAACATGGGAGCTACATTAATTAAAGAATCTGCAAGAAATACTGTAAAAGAAGCAGGTGATGGTACTACCACAGCTACTGTTCTTGCTGAATCGTTGTTAAAAAACGTTCTAAACAGTAAACTAGCTTCCATAAGAGATATAAAAACAGGTATTAAATCTGGTTTAGATAAAATAAACACTTACTTAAATAAGTCTGCTGTCAAGATTGAAGGCGATATGCTGAGATCTGTAAGTTCAATAAGTTGTAACAACGATTATGAGCTTGGAAAAATTATAGCAGAGGCTTATGATAAAGTAGGTAAAGACGGTGTAGTATTAATGGAAGAGTCACCAACTGAAGAAACGTACGTTGATGTTGTAGACGGAGTACAAATAGAAAGTGGCCTTACATCACCACACTTTGTAACTGACAAAGATAAACAAATCTGTGAACTAGATAATCCTTTAATTTTAATAGTAACATCTGAAATACCTAATATAAGACGTATACAGAAAATATTAGAGCATGTAATAAAAAATAAACATGCTTTATTAATAGTAGCGCCTGTAGAGCAGCAAGTTAAAGCTGCTTTAATGATGAATAAAGTTAAAGGTAATATAAAAGTTAATATAGTTGATTTACCAGGCTTTGGTCCTACTAAGCTAGATGCATGTGAAGATTTTGCTTTTCTAGTTGGAGCTAAAGTAATAAACGAAGAACTTGGTGATGATCTTGATTTAATAGACATAGACTGTTTAGGTCAAGCTCATACAGCTATAACAAATGATAAAACTACAGTGTTAACTGTTGATGTACCAGAGCAAGATCTTAGTGAAAGAATTAAATCTATACAAAAAATTATAGATAAAGAAGATAAAAACCCTTTTTTAAAGAAAAAACATCAACAAAGATTAGCTATGTTATCTGGTAGTGTTGGTGTTGTTAAAGTAGGTGCAAACTCTAAAGTTGAAATGAAAGAAAAGAAAGATAGAGTTGAAGATGCTATATATGCTACTAAAGCTGCTTTACAAGAAGGTATAGTATCAGGTGGTGGTGTTGCTTTGTTAAACGCATCGCAAAACTTAAAAGCTGATAACACTGGTGAAGAAATATTATTTAAATCTATAAGATCACCTTTTGATACAATACTTGCAAACGCAGGTTTTGAGCAAACAGGTATTAGACCTGATAAAGGTATAGGTTTAGATGTTACAACAGGTGAAGATGTTAACATGATTGAAGCTGGAATTATAGATCCAGTACTTGTTACTAAGTCTGCACTTAAAAATGCTGTTTCTGTTGTAACTACTATTATATCTGCTGATTGTGTAATTTCAAACATAAGAGTAAATGAAAGCAGTTAATCACTATATAATAATAGATTTAATAAAAAAACAACCTAAAAAAGTTGCTGGTCTTATTTTAACAGAAGATGTAGACAGTGACAATAGGTACTTAAAAGCTAAAGTTGTATCTGTTGGTAACTTAGTTGAAGGAATAAAAGAAGGTGATACTGTATATTACGATAAACATGCAGGCCACGGTATACAACATAAAGATAAATTTTACGGCGTTATCAGATCTGGTGACGTTGTACTAATAGATTAAACCTAAACCATAAATCAAAAACCTTAAACTTAAAAACAATAAACAAAATTATTAATTTATAAATTAAAAAAATGAACGCAGAAAATTATTTATATTTTGCTGATGCTTTAACTACTGATGGTGGTGGTTTTGTTGTTCCTGTTTCTAGAGTAACAGGTTGCGATGCTGCAAGTGCTACTACAACTAAAATTAGATTTAAAGATATTGATAACAGCAATGCACATTCGCATGTAGTACTAACTCATGCAAACATTTCAGCTGACTCTGATATTCACAAAGAAGTAATAACCAGGTTCCATAAAGCTATAGCTAATCCTGCTAAAGGTAAACTAATAGTAATTGCAGATGACGTAAACGCTGTATATGCTAATGAGTTTGCTGGTAAGGTAGATGGTGTTAGTGTAGTAACAACAGGAGCTTAATTTAAAAAACAAAAATTATGAAACAAATAAATTACATGTATTTTAATGATAACGCTACTTCTAACGGAACTGGTATTTCAACTTCTTTTAACAACAACGCTTTATTAGCAATAGATACTACTGGAGCTAATGAAGTTACTATGTATTTTGAAGATCACGTTGGAGATAACGATGCTCCTGACAAAGTAGCTATCACTTGCACTAACGGTGCAACTGATCAATTAGATTACACACATAAAAAAAGTGCAATAAGCACTATGGTAAGTTTAGCTAACTCAGTAAATAGAGGCGGACACGTTGTTGCTTTTGATACGCTAAATAGTATTAACCCTAATTCAACTGATATAGTAAGTGTCGCTATAACAATGAATTCTTAAAATTATTAAAAAATGAAATCACAATATTTATATTTTGGAAGAAAAGGGTATTATTCTCAAGCAGGTGTTGCGCCATCTACTGGTGATCAAGCTTTAACAGAAATAACTGTAGCAAATGGAGGTTTTATACCTGTTAACGCCTCAGCTGGAGATGGAGATGCTTTAGGTTTACAAGTAGTATATAGAGTACACACCGCTGGATCTGGTAAAAGAGGTAGTTCTTATACCGCTGCAAACTCTCATATAGGGGTTGAATTTGGAGATTTATTTACAGCTCAAGTAGGAGCTTTAGACACTTCAGACGCAACTTTACCTTACGGCACGCCAGCTAACCACGTTGCTGATGAAGTAACTTTATTATTAGATGAAGGTTATTCAGTTAGTAGTGGGGTTGTAACTATTAAAGATGCTTCTAGTGACGGTAGTACTACTGCTGGAGCTACACTAACAACTGCTGATAGTGTTTGGGTACACGATACAAAACTTGTAGCAAGTGGTAGTACACCTTTAAACGCGGCTGGCCAAGACATTGTTGTAGCAGCTAAAAACTTTTTAGGTGCACAAACAATCGCGCAAGACGCAGGTAACGGTAGCCTTACTGGTTCTGGTGATGACAATGGTATTCACTGGAATGGTGATGCTATGGATATTACTGAACTATACTTTAAATCTGGTGATAGTGCTAATGCTAAAGATATTGTTAGGCTAAAGCACAGCGCTGGTAAATTTAAAGAAATAATGCAAATTATGCAAGAGTTTTACAATGGCAATAATTACGATGAGTTAATTACTGTTCATGAACTTGACTACAATGGACAAAATGTTCACAAATCATTTTTAGATAACAATATAGTTATTTACGGTTGCGGAATAGTATCTACAGCTAGATCCTAACATATGCGATTAACCGCGCAAGATTTGCGTGAAATGAATATCCTTAAGTATTACAGGCTCGTTAGAAAATGGGCCTGTAAAACTTACGGGTTAAAAGATGCAGATTTAGAATTATTAATTTATTTAGATTGTAAAAAAAGATTTACACGAAACGATTTTATTGACGGAGTTTATACATACTCATGGGATAAAAACAGATGGGAACGATTAAGACGTGATGGTTGGATCGAAGCTTGGAGGCATCGTAACAGAACAACAATTAAATATTCAGTATTTAAAACATCATTTAAATGTTCTCAACTTATAAGTAGAATATATAGAGTATTACTAGGTGAAGAAGATTTACCTATATCTGAGCGTAGTACTTTTTTTAATAATAAATCATATACAGATAAAGTTTACAATAAAGCTATTGACGATATGATAAAAGATAATACAAGATGAAAAAAGGACCATTTAAAATGAAAAGAAAACTTGTTGGGCCTATTGCAACTAAAAGAAAAGTTAAAAGAGATCTTACTATAAGAGAAGGTGGAAAATCTTTTACACCTGGTTATGAAGATCCAATGAAAATACAAAAAGTACAAAGAGAAGGTGTAACGCCATACTCTCAAAAGTTTGGTAAATTAGCATCAAATAAAAGAAGATAATGGCATACAAACTAGGTAAAGGTTACAAACCGTATATGACAAACGGTAACATACGTACTAAGCTTACTTTTAGTAAAGAAGCTGGTGGTGAAACGTCAGTACCTGGTACACCTATAGTTAGAAAACCATTAGAACCAGGTGTTATGGGTGAAGCTAATATGGATGGTAGCATTTATATTAGTGATAAAATACAACCTGGTAGTTATGAAGAAAGACAAGTAATAAATCACGAAATGAGACACTCCACTGATATGAAAATAGGTAAGTTAGCTTATAGTGATAATTACGTAAAGTGGAACGGTAACGTATATCCAAGAGTTACTATGAACGGTAAAGATATGATAATAGTTGATGGCGTAGCTAAGGAAGCTGGTGATGACGGTTTCCCTTGGGAAGAAGACGCTAACAACGGTAACGGTTTAAAAACAAATACATAAAATGAAACAAAAACCATTTAAAATGAGAGGCTTTAGTGGCTTTGGTAATTCACCTGTTAAAAAAAATCAAGACTTTGAACCTGCGTTTGAAGGAGCTGATATGAGTAGACAGGAATATGAGAAAAAATTAAAAGCTTTTACAAAAGCTGGTTTTAGCAAAAAAGACGCCACTGAGTTTATAGGTAACGGAGTTTCAATTGCTGAAGCTAAAAAAAAAAAAAGTAACGAATTTAACTTCGGTAAATTAAGAAGAAAACCTACTATGTTAGATACTGAAGAGTCAGGAAGGTTTCCAAACCCAGGTTAAAATTAAGTTATGAGTATATTAGGAAAAATATTTTCAGCTGGTGCTGGTGAACTTGTAAAAAATGTAGGTGGAGTTTTAGATAACTTAACTACTACTAAAGAAGAAAAGCTAGCAGCTGAAGCAAAAATAAAAGATTTGATAATGAGTTACGAAGCTGAAATGCAAAAGCAAGTAACTGAGAGATGGAAGCTTGATATGAACAGTGATTCATGGTTAAGCAAAAATATAAGACCGCTAGTATTAGTGTTCTTAGTAGTAAGCACAGTGTTATTAGTATTTATAGATGCTGGTGCAATAAATTTTAACGTAAAAGACTCATACGTAGATCTTTTACAATTAGTATTAATAACAGTGATCGGTGCTTACTTTGGCGGTAGATCACTAGAAAAAGTAAAAAAATAAAAATTATGGGAAAATATTTTACAGTAACAGTAAAACCTACAATAGATGTTGCTGCTATTCAAGCAGGAGACTTTACTGATGCGGAGATAATCTTTGATTGGTTTGGTTTTGACGTTCCAAAAGGAGCTTCTAAATTACTAGGTGTTACGCTTCTTAAAACAGGAAAAAACGGTGTTGATCAAACCTCAAATGATATTGAGTTGTTTTTTGCTAAATCTATTAACGGTACTGCACCTACAACTTTAGGTGATGATGGGGCTGCGGTAGATACTTTCGGTTGGTTCCCTAATATTATAGGTAAAACTTTTATTGATGGTAGTAATGGAGCTAATGATGGTGATTTAATAATGGGCAACGTAATAGTAGCAGGTACGCCTGGTGGTGGTACTACTGGTAGTACTAACGAAAACAATAAACCTATAAACAATGGTTTAATTCTTGAAGGTGAACCTCATACAGGTATTAATGTTGGTTTTGATAAGATATATGTAGCTGGATTAGCTAAAACTGGTGTTACTACGTTTGGACCATCAACAATGACTGTTGACGCAGGAGCTGCAACAACTAGCCCTGTTTTACCTGTAGCTGATTTATCACCAGTACTTTCAGGTGTTGGTCCAGGTGATATATTAAGAGATGAAGATGGTTTGTTGTTTGGAACAGTTAAAAGTGTTGATTCAGCAACAAAAATTATTATGGAAGATAATTTAGCAAACATAAGCACGGAAGACAAACTTGTTGTTAACACAACACCAATGACTTTTATATTTTCGTTTGAAAAATAAATAAATTAAATTAACTTAAATTAAATAAAAATGACAAAAAAAGAAAAGTTGGTTGACTTAAAACCAGAAAAAGTAACTGCGTCGCAGTTAGAAAAAATACAAACAATTGTAAGCAATATTAATAAAGCTCAAATGGAAATAGGTAGACTTGAAACGTCTAAACATATGATTTCTCATCAAGTAGTTAATTTGCAAGATGAGCTTAGAAAAATACAAGACGAGCTTGAAAAAGATTACGGCACGGTAAATATTAATATAGAAGACGGTACAATACAATATCCTGAAAATGGCGAAGTTAATAAGGAAGATTAGTATAGGTAAAGATTATAAAAACGACGCTATGCACTATGCTGTTGGTCAGGAAGTTTACGGTGGACATACTATATCTGATATAATAGAAGAAGACGAAAAGTTTTCAATATATATTAGAAAAAATAAAGATATTTTGCCTTGGAAAGACTTTAACAAAAATATGGCGGTATCAGTAGAATATAATCTAGAGTATTAATGAAAAGCGTTTACAACTTTGTTGTAAAGCCAATAGGAGAAAGATATAATAATGTAAAGAAGGTTGGAGATAAAGAGTTAATACTTAACACTGAGATCTTCAACCATCAATACGTTAACAGAAAAGCAAAAGTAATATCAACTCCTATTATTGGTGATACAGATATAGACGTAGGTAGCGATGTTATATTACATCACAACGTGTTTAGACGTTGGCATGATGTTAAAGGTGTAGAGAAAAATAGTAAAAGCTATTTTAACGAAAACACTTATATAGTACATCCAGATCAAATATTTTTGTATAAAAAGTTTTGGAAATGGCACTCACTAAAAGGTTTTTGTTGGGTTAAACCTATAAAAAACAAAGATAAATACGCTAATAGTGAAACTCAAGAAAATGTTGGTGTTATTAAATATACTGATGGTAGTTTTAAGGTTAAAGATCTTGTAGGTTTTACACCAATATCTAATTACGAGTTTGTTATTGATGGTGAATTATTATACAGAGTGTACACTAAATTTATTACAATTAAATATGAATATCAAGGACACGAAGAAGCTTATAATCCAAGCTGGGCACAGAGCAGTTGAAGAGCTGATTAACGTTGCTAAAGAAAAAATAATAACTAACACAGAAGATGATGTTAGTGCTGATAGATTAAAAAACGCTGCGGCTACAAAGAAGCTAGCTATATTTGACGCGTTTGAAATACTAAACAGAATACAAGAAGAAGAGAATATACTTGAAGGTAAAGAAACTGAAAAAAAAGATAGAGTATTTAAAGGTTTTGCTGAAGGTAGATCAAGATGAGTTACGAACAGAAATTAGTTAAAATAATTGAACCTGTAAAACGTACGACTATAACTCGTATGAATAAAGGTAAAAAATGGAAATATGGATACAATAAAGAACATGATGTTGTCATTATATCAAAAACTGGAAAAATTGGCGAAATACTTGAAATGCAAGGTTTACGTATTGCGCTACCAAAGTTGCCAACCAACGTGCATGTGCATGTCAAACAAAAATGGCAAAAGCTAGAATATCCAAAAGAATTATCTAAATTAAAAAATATATTTGATTGGCGTAGTTATGCTGAAGAAGCTAAAGATCAATGGTATGATTATATAGACGAAGAGTTTAAAAGAAGAGATGAAGGTTTTTGGTTTAACAACAATAGTAAACCAACTTATATAACAGGTAGTCACTATATGTATTTACAGTGGAGTAAAATAGACGTAGGTGCACCTGATTTTAGAGAAGCTAATAGATTATTTTATATATTCTGGGAAGCATGTAAAGCTGATAAAAGATGTTACGGTATGTGCTATTTAAAAAATAGAAGATCTGGTTTTTCTTTTATGTCATCAGCCGAAACAGTTAACTTAGCTACAATATCAAGTGATAGTAGATATGGTATATTATCAAAAAGTGGAAGTGATGCAAAGAAAATGTTTACAGACAAAGTTGTACCAATATCTGTTAACTATCCGTTTTTCTTTAAACCGATACAAGATGGTATGGATAGACCTAAGTCTGAGCTTGCTTACCGTGTACCTGCGAGTAAGTTTACTCGTAGAAAAATTACTGCAAACGAAAAGCAAGAAGACTTACAAGGACTAGATACAACTATAGACTGGAAAAATACTGGTGATAATAGTTACGACGGTGAAAAGTTAAACTTACTAGTTCACGATGAAAGTGGTAAATGGGAAAGGCCTGACAATATATTAAACAACTGGCGTGTAACAAAAACTTGTTTAAGACTTGGTAGTAGAATAGTTGGTAAGTGTATGATGGGTAGTACTAGTAACTCTTTAGATAAAGGAGGTGATAACTTTAAAAAACTATACAATGACTCAGATGTTAATAGACGAAACCGTAATGGACAGACAAAGTCTGGGCTTTATTCTCTCTTTATCCCAATGGAGTGGAACTACGAAGGATTTATTGATGAACACGGACATCCAGTCTTTAATAATCCAAGTGATGATGTATACGGACCAGACGGTGAATTAATAGATTACGGAATTATAGATCATTGGAAAAACGAAGCTGATGGTTTAAAAAATGATCAAGACGCATTAAACGAATTTTATAGACAGTTTCCAAGAACTGAAGAACATGCGTTTAGAGATGAAGCAAAAAATAGTATATTTAATTTAGTTAAAATATACGAACAAATAGATTATAACGAAGGTGTAGCACCACCGGTTAATACAGGTAATTTTCAATGGATTAACGGTATAAAAGATACACAAGTAATATTTTATCCAGATCCAAAAGGTAGATTTAATATTAGTTGGGTGCCACCATCAAACTTACAAAATAAAATTATATTAAAAAATGGAATCAAATACCCTGGCAATAATCATATGGGCGCTTTTGGCTGCGACAGCTACGACATTAGCGGTACTGTAGACGGTAAAGGTTCAAAAGGAGCTTTGCATGGTTTAACTAAGTTTAGCATGGAAGATGCTCCACCAAACCAATTTTTTTTAGAGTATATAGCTAGACCACAAACAGCTGAAATATTTTTTGAAGACGTGCTTATGGCTTTAGTGTTTTACGGTATGCCGTTACTTGCTGAAAACAACAAACCAAGATTACTATATCATTTAAGACGTAGAGGTTATAGAGGTTATAGTATGAACAGACCTGATAGAGTTTGGAATAAACTATCTGTTACAGAGAAAGAAATAGGTGGTATACCAAACTCAAGTGAAGATATAAAACAAGCTCATGCTGCTGCTGTAGAGATGTATATACAGAGTCACGTTGGACAGAAACAAGAAGGTAGTTATGGTAGCATGTATTTTAATACAACTTTAAACGATTGGAGTAAGTTTGATATAAATAAACGTACAAAGTTTGACGCAACAATTAGTAGCGGTTTAGCTGTTATGGCTTGTAATAGACATTTATATACACCAAACGTTAACAAAGAAAAAAATAAAGTAAATATAAATATAGCTAAGTATACTAATACTGGTTATAGTTCTAAAATAATAAAATAAGTATATGGCAGAGTCTGCGGTAAAAAGTTATTTTCCAAGTCAAGTTGTAAGTGATGCTGAAAAGTTAAGCTATGACTATGGTTTAAAAGTTGCTAAAGCTATCGAAACAGAGTGGTTTTACAACGATTACAATCAAACAAGATATACAACTAATAAAAACAATTATCATAACTTAAGGTTATACGCTAGAGGTGAACAATCAATACAAAAGTATAAAGATGAGTTATCAATAAATGGTGACTTAAGCTATTTAAATCTTGACTGGAAACCTGTACCTATTATACCTAAATTTGTTGATATAGTTGTAAACGGTATATCTGAGCGTATGTATGACGTAAAAGCTTTTTCACAAGATCAGTTTGGTGTTGAAAAAAGAACTGAGTATATGGAAAACATATTGATAGATATGCGTACTAAAGATTTAGATGCTTTTTCAAGACAAGCTTTTAATATACAGTTATCAGATACAGACCCTGAAAAATTACCAGAGTCTGAAGAAGAGTTACAACTACATATGCAGTTAACTTATAAGCAAGCTACAGAAATAGCAGAAGAGCAAGCTATAAACGTTTTAATGCAAGGTAGTAATTATGATTTAATTAAAAAACGTTTTTATTACGACTTAACAGTATTAGGTATTGGTGCTGTTAAAACTAATTTTACTACATCAGAAGGTGTAAAAGTAGAGTATGTTGATCCAGCTGATTTAGTTTATTCTTATACAGAGTCACCTTATTTTGATGATATATATTATGTAGGTGAAGTTAAAAAAATACCAGTCAACGAACTAGCAAAAGAGTTTCCATTTTTAGAGCAAGAAGATTTAGAAGATATAATTAAAAACAAAAACTATCACCAAACAAATTACGATCAAGGTTCAGCACAATACAAAGAAATAGATAATAACAAAGTTCAGATTTTATATTTTAATTATAAAACATATATGAACGAAGTTTATAAAGTAAAAGAAGTTGGTAGTGGTGCTGAAAAATTAATACCTAAAGATGATCAATTTAATCCACCTCAAGATAAAGAAGGTAATTTTACAAGATTACAAAGAGCTATAGAAGTTTTATATGAAGGTGCTTTAATACTAGGCACTAATAAACTTTTAAAATGGGAAATGGCTAAAAACATGATGAGGCCTAAAAGCGATTACAATAAAGTAAAAATGAATTACTCAATTGTAGCGCCTCGTATGTATAAAGGTAAAATTGAAAGTTTAGTAAGACGTATTACTGGTTTTGCTGATATGATACAGCTTACACACTTGAAGCTACAGCAAGTTATGGCGCGTATGGTACCAGATGGTGTTTACTTAGACGCTGATGGTTTAGCTGAAATAGATTTAGGTAACGGTACAAATTATAATCCACAAGAAGCTTTAAACATGTTCTTCCAAACAGGTAGTGTTATTGGTAGATCGTTTACACAAG